CCGTTTTTCAGATAAAGACACTAAACAGCAAAAGGACAGGTGGGAAAAATAGTAAAAACTAATTAGTTTTTACTATTTTTCCCACCTGTCCTTTTGCTGTTTAGTGTCTTTATCTGAAAAACGGATTCCTAACGGAGAAAATATATATATGATACACCCAACTACAAGCAATATGGCGAACAAGAATCCCAAGAAGCAAACGATTACCTTTACGCAGAGGACAAAAAACAAGATTAAGAAAAAAAGTGTGCGAGGTGGAGTATATTTCAAAAATCAAAACCATATCAAACAAAAACCCAATTGACTTTTTGCCTATGACTGCTTTACGAACGCATATACACTCCATCTCCCACATTTTTTTCCTATGAAAATAATAAATGCTTCGTGTTTTTTTAACACTAATTATTACTTCCTCTATGACTCCAAGTATGACTGCTACAATCAGTTCTACAAAAAAATAATAGTTTGAATATATAAATGCCGTCTGCCGTCATTGACCGAGTGTATAATAATCTCATTGCGTCTGCGGTGCGTTTGTTTGAAACGCTACGCAGAGCAAAAATGAGTGATGATAGTATTCATAAGGTTCTGCTTGACTTATATGGAACTGCTGTTCTACAACAAGCAGGACTCCTTGACCGCTAATCCTTCTTCTTAATATACTTATGTTGCGTTCCAATTGTATGCGACATTTTCTTACTTACAATTTCTCGCTCCTTATATGTCTCGCCATACTTATGCGTTAAGTAAATATGACGGAGCATTGAAGCACCAATCTTCTTATCAAAGACCTTATTCAGTATTCGTGTAATTGAATTAACGAAATGTAAAGCGTTTCCATTTGTATCTACCAGTAAAGCATTCTCCTTACCTTTCTTCGCAGGATAATTAGGATAATATACTTTTTCAAAGAAGACTTCAATATCGGTTGGAACTGCGAATACCTGCTTACCGAATGATTTTGCGGTCTTAAACTTATTGAAGACGAAGTAATACTTTCCTTCAAGATTTCTTAGATTTGGTTTTAGAAGCAAATAATTCTTATCCTTACTTAACTTTTCATCATACGGATATTTCTTACTGCGAATGATTACCATATCCAAATAATCCTGATTGCGTCTCGGTTCATTTGCGGTATAAAGCATTAGGACAAACGCATTCAGTATATCGTCCCATTTCTGCGTTTCAACTGCCTTCTTCATCAATTCATTCTGCTTCTTCAATATATCATTCCAATCTATCCAATTCTTCTCCTGCGTTTCAGTCTTAATATCGCTCGGTGTAGTGCGAATATTATTATGAACTTCATAATACAATTTGCGGTATGTATCTAACAATTCAGCATCATTCAGTTGCTCCAATACTCTATTAACAGATTGTAAAATACTATTCTGCGTTTCAGGTTTGTAAAGGGCAAGAATACTCTTAATATTCTTTGTATCTTTCAAGAAGTTGAAATCCTTGATTTCCTTTGTTTCCGCAAGACGCTCAATATTGCGTTTGAATATCTTAATAGAAGCATCTTTTAGATTGCGTTGTTGTTTTATCTTCTCTAAGATAGTATCCAATAGCGACATTTATATCTATTGGATATTATTTTTACGGAAGTAATTATCCATTTTTATTTTATTCATATATTACAAATGACTTCGCCGACTGGACTCTTCAAGACACAATTAGAGCAACAAGGTATCAATCCAACTGAATATCTGCGTATTGCGAGAGCAACCGCATATCATTCTACTGGAAAGTATAATCCAGCACAACTTTATTTCAGCAGTGATGATACGCATAAATTAGAGTATCATTTACCAAATGGAATTGTGCGTTTCGGTAGGTCAGGATACGGAGACTTTATTATATATTCTTTTCTTGAACGACAAGGACGAGAACAAGGATTAGCAGGTTCTAAACGATTTTCATATCTTCAACGAGCAAGAAAAATTAAAGGTGATTGGAAAAGTAATCCTTATAGTCCAAATAGATTAGCGATGCGTATCCTTTGGAACGACTTACATTAGGCGGTGGTGTGCCTTGTGGTGTGCCTTGCGACGACCACCAGAGTGCGAAGGCATCGCATCACCTTCACCATCTCCGTATCCTACCATAGAGAGACCTGCTTGTAGAGGCGACGGCAAGTGCGGTTTCACCAGAGGAGCAACCACCTTTGCTACGGCAGGAATGTGTGGAAGTGCCTTCTGAATAGCGTGTCCCAGTTTAGACATAAATCCACCGCCAACTGCTCGTTCTACCTGCGAACGAGTCGCAAGAGACGAAATTGGGGCAGAGATAATGTCTGCCTCGTTGAGAATGCCCTTCACCACACGAGAAGTTCCCTTGACGCTCTCAAAGAACCCAGAGTTAATCGTCATTACATAAATCGTAGGAGTGACCGAAGAACCGGAGAAGTTCGCCAGACCAATATTCAACTGAATCGTGTAGTTGCCGACCAGCGAAGGTGCTTGACCTTCCTGTAAGGCAAAGTCCTTACCCGGACGGATAACCAACATACCGCCAACTCCCTGAGCGACTGACTTAGCACTTGCGAGAGACGACCACAGAGCATTACCACGACTGAGAGGCAGACGACCGCTCCACTGCTGGTAATCCTGCGAAAGTCCATTCTCCACCGACATCTCGTATAACTGCTGTTGCGACATCGTAGACATATAACCAGCGAAGTTGTCCCACTGGATTGAGACGGACTGAACTGGAAGATACCAGTCTCCCTGAGTAGAATCCGCATACGAAGTCGGTTTCGCATACACTACCAGCATATCAGGGATTTGAGGAAGCGTAATCGTCTGCGTAGAATAGACTGAATTGGTAACACCAGAAGCAATCGCAGTGTTGCTCGTCGTAATGTAGCGTGGGAACTCCATATACGGAACAACTGACTTTGGAGGCAGAGGCAGAGACAGAGATGGCGTTAGGAACAGCAAGTCAAGTTTAGAGTTTTGGAAAGCACCACCAGTCACGGCAGTGTTGTAAGAACTCGTTAGAGTAATCGCAATCGTTCCAGAAGCACCATTGTAGCAGTTTGCCTGACGCTGACGAACAAGACGACACGCCGAAGGGTCTCGCATATTCATCGTCCATTGAATATTCTGGATACCAAAAAGTCCAGTATCACGCTCCTTAACATCGTTGAAGATAAAGGGAGACAACACCAGTTTCTCGGTAAAGTAAGGGGCAACGAACACATTGATAGAAGTGATTGCTGTTCCAGACACCGCAAGAGTTAGCGAACCATCATCGTTGAAAGTGAGCGTAGAAGAAGTGGAAGTCGCAGGAGTACATTCCCAATATGTTGCTGGAGCATACGCAGAACCAGTCACCGCAAAGGTATTTGCTGATGTCTTGGAGACATACGGAAGACCAGACGAACTCCACGCTTGTTTGGGGTCGCCACTCGTCCAAGAAGACGAGTTCGGTGCTTCCTCCATAATCGTCGCACACTCACCATAACTTCCATAAGTAGAGTTTACATAACGGAAGTCATCTGTCGCCGAAGCGTAGGTATCCAGTTTCGTAGGTGTTGTTCGTTGAAGCGTATTCGCACGAATATCTACCAAACGCAGAACCTCCTTCAACACATCACCAGAGTTAATCACTACATTCGTGTCGTTAATCGTTGCCTGAATTGTAGAGGTAAGCGATTGAAGAGGGAACGCACACCATCCCCACCAAGTATCGTTCTGCCCTGCTGTAGCAGAAGGATTACCAATTGTATAGGTAGAACCTGCGGCAAAAGAACCAGCAACACTCAGCGTAACACACACCTGCGACGACCAGTTTACTGCTCGGTCAACAAAGGTCGTCTCGCTCGGCACTTGAACGGAGTAGGTATGCTGGGAGGTCGTCTGCGAGAGTGCCTGAAAGGGAGCATTTGAAACAGACAACGCACCCTTATCTACTGCGAATCGTGGGCGAGACTGGACGATACGACTATCATAAACGGCAACCTTCTCAACATCAGCACTCGCCATTTTATATTAAGACAGATAAAAAGTTTTTGGGGCAATTGAACGATTACTTTCCACCATTGCGTTTGCGGAACAGGATTTTCAGGGACACGCTGGACTGGTTGAATAGGGTCAATGGAACGAGTTCGCCAGTAAGTCGGTGCTTCCAGAAGACTGAAATATTCATCTCTCGCACATCTACCTGACTTGTTCCAAGCGAGGTCAAGCGATACTCGGCAGACGGCGTGTAAGAAATAAACTGGCGGTAATCCCCTGCGGTCGCCATCGGCAAGGAAATATCTGTAATGATAGGCGTGAATGCGTTAAGAGAAGTATTTTGCGATGTATTATTCCCTGAGTTGAGAACGACTGGGGCAGAGATATTTTCAGGTAGAGTAGGAAGCAGAGTAGAACAGAATACGATAGAGGCAATGGGAGACCAAAGCGAACTCGTAGAAGCATAATCCTGCGTCGCAATGAATAAGACCTTTGGATACGCAGAGTTCAGCGTTGAGGTCGCCACAATCGTTCCACTCGTCGTATTGAACGCATATGGATTATACGAGGCAGTTTGTTCGTTAGAGCAGACAATCAGGTTATCCATTCCATTGTTGCTGACCGCTTCCAGTCCATAGTAGATATTGTTGAAGTTTGTAAAGAGACCAAACATATTGGAGTTGAAGAATAACGAGAAGTTCTCATTCGCAATCGTTCCTGCTGTATTACAGAGGCGTTGGTCTTGATTGATTGGACTTACAATATCCAGAGTATAACCAGATTGAACGGATGATACAATAGCATTCAGGTAAGTATTTGTATTACAACCGAACCCATAACTATCAAATGCGATACTGAATAGATTTGTATTTTGGTTATACGATACAACAGGAGCGTTTGAAATGAGAGTAATTGTAGTTCCTGTTGAAGCAGTCAATTGAGTTGCGACTGCGGTCATAACATCTGTTAGAGTTCTATTGACGCAATCAACCCAATGCTTATATGTATAGCACCACCAATACTTATCGCTTATTCGCTGATTGATTGTTCCATCTGGATTTACAGAAGGTTGCGGAACATCTGTCGTTTCAGGATACCAAGTAATAAACTTCGTAACTGGTGTAATCGTATAAGTTGTAGTTCCTTTCGTATATTGACCTGCGATTGTAACAGAATAGATTGTATCATACAAAGTATTGATTGGAGTATAAGGTTGAACTTGAACTGGGGTTGGAGAACTTCTTGTAATCGTTGAACCCTGACTGCTTGGAAAGGTTACAAAGTTCGGTGATGGAAGCACAGGATTACCATCTGTTCCTTGTGGTGATACAATCCAACCGCCAAACAAAGTCGCAGACCCCAATGTAGCATAGGTCGTCTGGTCGTAAAACAAAAGTGCTTGATAATGAGTTGGATAGTTTGTGGATAATCCTACTCCTGAATAGTTAAATACAATGGATACATTGTTCGTATTTGAAACATAACTTACTGAAACAGATGTCGGTTTGTATGTAGAAGCAGTGCCTCCTGATAACGCAGTTGTAATCGCACTTGTTAGAGCAGTAAGAAATGAACTTGTCGTATAAGTTCCAGTCGTGATTGTAGCAGAATAGGTCAATTGTGTAGTAAGTGCTGAGTCTGGATATGTAATATAAAACAAGTTATTCGTTCCACTGACTACAACTGCCTGTGTTATATTGGACTGAACCTTGTTCGCAATTGGAATGAATAAAGGCAAATCCTTATTTGCTCCGTTAATCGTAAAGCGAACGATTGAGAAGTTATATTTAGAAGCATCCGCAAGAATCGGTGTGCTTCGTGTCTCCTCAAACTTTACATTGGGGTCTCCACCAGTTCCAGTATCTACCTGCGACGAGTTGATTACATCAAGGTTATAGTAAATCAACTCATTACTAACCTCTTCTGTATTTACGAACCGAACCTTCGTCGTCATCTTTGATTAAAGCAGAGATATTATTTACTTGCCGATTAATGAGTAAACGAAATCTATTACAAATTGGTCTGGTGTTTTACCGCTTTCTCTAATCATTTGACGATACTGCGGTTCTTTGAGTGCTTTATAATATAATCGTGTAATACAATGCTTTCCACAGGTATTCGTTTGAGGTGAATGCGACTGATACGGATATGGATTGTAAAGTATCGTATATTTACTATTTCGCAGTAGATTTGAAAGTAGTGGTTGGTCTTCGTGTAGATTGACTAATTCATTGTGCGATAACCATTTGCGTTCGCCATCAGGTCTGTATCCACCATAACTATCCCAGTATTCAATTACATTTCCTCGTTTCATCAAACAAGTCCAATGTCCGTGATACAAAGAACTCGTTAAAAATAAAATCGCACAACGACCTTGCTTATCAAACAATTCATCAACAGACCTTACTTTTCTAAGGTCAGGGTAATACAAAAAAGGTTTCAAACCCAATGCGTCCTGAAAATCTACATCACTAATAGAGTAAGATTTTAGTTTATCATAATCACTGCCTCCTCTTGCGGTTGGTCTTAATTTTTCATCAACGAACCTCATAAGAGCGTTGTTTGTTTCACTAAGATATTCTCCTATACCTCTTATAAATCCTATATCACGCTTGAATATATTAAATAAATCTCTCACTAACAATCCATTAATAACACGCTGAGAGTTTGAAATACCTCTTTGATTCATTAATGTCGTTATAATATTTTGTGCGTTATTTTCTATTGATGAATACGCATATAATTGAGTTGGAAGTTTGGTTGTTCCATTTGTTTGTATTCTAATTGCTTGTCTGTCTCTCTGGTCCGGTGCTACATTCAGGTCTGGATATAATGTTCTATATTCAAAAACTTCCGCATCAATATGTCCTGTATCTGCTTCCCTACCTAATACATCCGTCCAAAGACTATCTCGTATCAAACGAAATAATATCCTATCATATGGAGTTTGTGTTGTGTCGTGCGATAAATCACCCAATCTTCCAACAAACGCCCCAGTTGATTCTCTTGCTCTCCTTTTTCTAAGAATATCAGTAAGGATATTTCCATAAAAAGCACCATCACCAGTCGCCATATTATTTATAGGTGAGTTTTTATCTTGTAGCAATATAAAGATGCCTTACAAACTTCGTAAAGCACCTCGTAAGGAACTTTACTGGGTTGTAGCGGTAGATGGTTCTCACAAGAGCATTCAACCTCTTCCTCTTGAACGAGCAAAAGCACAGATGAGAGCGTTATATTCACGAGAAAGTGGATATCCTCCTCTGCGTAGAGGCGGTGATGAACCAGTTGAAGTAGAGAATAAACCTGTGGTTGTAGAAGCATCCAAATCTGCTCCTTCATTTCCAGAAGTGATTGGAGAAGTTGAACCTTATATTTCAAGAAGCGATGTAGACGATGCGAAGTATTCTGGTGATGGTATAATGGATGTATTGCGTAGTGTATCCAGTGGAGTTAAGAAGGGAACGAACTATCTAAAAACTGGGTTTGAAGATACGAAGAAGGGTAATTTTGATAAGTTAAGCAACATTGGAAATCTGTTATCCTTAGGACAGCAACTTGCGAAACAAAGCGGTATTTCAGGTGGTTCTTACTATCCAGAGCAGTATGATACATATCCAATTACGATTCGCAAACCAACAGGTTGGAAATCACCTGCGATTTTGAAACTAACAGAACGCCGAGCAATTGAATTATCCAAACTGGATGAGGCAACACGCAGGTCATTGGGGTTTAGTAGCAAAGGAGATATCGTTTGATTTGGGACTTGGAGATTTATTTTGTAAAAGTCCATTCTCTAAATCTACCTGTAATTCGGTCATTTGACCGCAACATTTTGAACGACACGCAGAATGTTTGAATACCTTGTATAACACATAGACGACTGCTATGATACCACCTGTAATCCCTGAACTTACGAAAGGTGCTGTATCCATTATATATACAAGATAAAAAACGAATTATGATTTAAATATATTCTCCGTATTAATATAAAATGGAACTCACGGAGGAAGCAATCCAACGAGCATACCAGTCCCTACTGAATCAGCGTGAGAGGTCAAAGCGGAACTATCAAAAGAATAGGGAACGCATCCTTCTCAAACGCAAGGAACACCGAGAGAAGAAACTGGAAGGACAGGTGCGAAATCCAATCGGTCGTCCTCGCAAGGTTGAAGTTGGCGAGGTCGTCAAAGGGGGAGTAGAAATAATTTAAATGATGGGGGTGTATATAATAACAAATGGAAGAGTGGAGGCAATCGTTTGTTCCTATTTGGGAAGTCAGTAATTTTGGGAATGTTAGAAATAAGAAGACGCAATATATTCTAAAACCTCATCTTCATAATGGATATCGTTCTGTCTATAAGTATAGTGCTGATGGAACGAAGAAGATTAAGGTTCATAGATTAGTATGTATTGCCTTTAATGGAGATGATAATGACCCTACGAAATGTATAGACCATATTGATGGAGATAAATTGAATAATCATAGTTCAAATCTTCGGTGGTTTGATTTTTTCCTAAATAGCAAGAAGGGTAATAAACCTGAACGATTCAATGTAGATGCTTCCACGCAAACGGACGAGGTCGCCGAGGTCGTATAAAAAAAAGTGTGCGAGGTGGAGGCGAAAACGGATAAAGTCATTTAAATGTTTTCTCCGTTGTAATATAAATGAATTACTTTGAAAAATTGGAGGACATCCAAGCGAAGATGAAGACGATGAGGGCAGACGCACTACGCCGTCTTGATAATTTGGATTGGGAAGCGGAGTTTAGGGAAGCACAAGAAGATGAGGAGTATTCTATTCTACAATTTGATACTACATTGAGCGAACTTGCGAGTGAGATACGCAAGACCTTTGAAAAGACACCGAACGAAGAACTATGTAATTTCCTTGCGGATACTCAAACTACATACCGCAATGAAGTCGTCAATCCCCAAATTGACCGATTGAAGCAGGAGTATTTCAAGCGTAAGGACGAGGATTACATTCCATTCCTTTCCTGCGAGACTTGTTTCCAATTCTTTACTACGGAAGGCAAACGCAAGGAACATAATTGTAAGGGGACTACAAAATGTAGAAACTGCGGACGAGATTGCCGAACCAAAGAGCGATTACAAGCACATATAGATGCCCTTGTTTGTATCAAGAAATACAAATGCGAACCTTGTGAGTATGCTACAAATAGCAAGAATGAATACGAGAGACATTTGAACTCAAAGAAGCACAAAGAGATTTTCAATATTGAAAAGGAAATCAAAGTATTTGAGTGTAAGGATTGCGATAGGCAATATGCGTTTGAAAGTGATTATAAAAAACACTGCCTTTCCGTTAAGCATAAGAAATTATGTCCTACGAAGTAAAGTATTAAATTTACGAGAGAATTGTGCGAGGTGGAGTATATTTTGAAAAATGAAGGCAACTAAAATAAAATCTTTTAAAAACTTTTGTTCTATATGGTTTGAGTTTTTGAATTATACTCCATCTCCCACAATTTTCTCGTAAATTATTAGGTTTAAATAATATTCTCCGTAATAATATAAAATGAGTGGAATCCTTGAAGAGTTAGAGGAGGCATTGGTAGAGTTTGTAAAGTATAGAGTTCCGCAGGGTGAATGGGAACAGATTACAAACTCCGCTTCTGTATTAAATCGCCTTGATGATGATAGTGAGGAGGAATTAAAAAATCATTTTTGGAATCAACTTATTGCGTCGGTTCGGTGGAGTTCGGTCGTTGCTGGGGTTCAGGACTTACTGGAATATAGAGAACCTCAATTTGAAGAGGAAGAAGAGGATGCGAAGTCAACCACGAGTGATGTATCTGTATCTTCCAATATATAAGATATACCACTGCTCCAAACAAGAACAATACCAAAATCATTTATTAATATCTTTACAGAATAATAAATGAATTACTCAATCTTTCTCAGTTCCTTCTCATCGTTTTTCAGTTATCGTCGCCGTCGTTATTAAAACAAGGACGATAGGACAGGTTCAATCGTCCATTTTACTCAGTAGAAGAATGAAAAAACAACGAAACCTCCACTTTTCGTGGTCGTTTCGTTTTTTTTTGGGATGTCTATGGAACAAATCTATCGTCCATATCGTCCATTACATACTACATAAGAAAAAATATTAGTATAGTATAATTATAGATAAGAAATAGGTAATATGGACGATATGGACGATTATGGACGATAAATATGGACGATAGAAATTGCCGAGTTGTAGTCATTTGTCTTGAAACCTAAAAAACAACAGATTCCACAGGAAAATACCTTTATGAAACTACCTGTGGTTTTTGTTCCACAGATTCCACAGACTTTTTCGTATAGGAATGATAAAGGTAGTTGGAGGTTGGAGGTTGGAGGTAGGTTTTCTATTAATACTATACAAAGAAAAAGGAAAAAGTAAAAAGTGTAATTTTGCTTTTTTCTGTATGGTATTATTATGAAAAATCGTCCCCCAACTTCTTACCACCAACCTTTTTCTGCGTTTTCATTTGAAACTTTTTTACCAATGTAAAAATAAATGCGAACATTCAGGATGTTGTTAGTAAGTAGGTAATAAACAATCAAAGAACTTATCTTGCGTTCGTTGAAGTATAATATAGAAATATCTACCTCTCCATTTCTTAACCGAGCAAACAACAATCTTGGTAATACTCCAACCTCGTTGTTTGAGTATTTCAATTCTGCGTGGTGTTAATGCTGAAAAGCACCTATCATTACCTAAAAATGCTATACCCTTTTGTATTCTCGTTGAATAGTAATCAAGTAGAAACCAAAAACTATTCACTCGCTTTCCATTATCATTCTCTAACCGAAAGGGCGGATTTGTAATTATCCAATCAAACTCTTCCTTAACATCTTTATAATCTCGTCCTCTCGTAATCTCCGCCCAATCCTTCTTACAAAAATCAGGAATCGCATCATAGAAAGCATTTTCCCCTGCGAATGCCTCCAATACTCTATTTCCTGCTTCCAAAGGTGTTAAAGAAATCAAATCATTTGCTAATTCTTTCGGTGTTTGATGAAAGTAGTATATTTCCATTTTATATATTCCTGCGGTTTTATTTGAAACTTTTTTACCAATGTAAAAATAAATGCGAACATTCACCGACGACTACCAATTTGGAACGACCAGCGAGGAGCAAACTCTATCTACAATCCTAACTCTTGACCCAACGCTTCACCGAAATCAAGATAAGTATTCTCCATTTGATTACAACAACGCTGGTAATACCACCTTTGTTGAACTCAAAACACGAAACAACGCAAAGAATAAGTATCCTACGACAATGATACCGCTTTCAAAGGTAAAGATTGCCGAGAAGAATCCAAGCAAGACCTATTACTTTGCTTTTAAGTTTACGGATGGACTTTATTACATTCAGTATGATAAGAATCTGTTTGATACATTTGAGGTCAAGGAAGGCGGACGCTGGGATAGAGGCAGACCTGAACTAAATCAGTATCTCTACATTCCAGTCAATAAACTTACCGCTTTACTCGTGGATGTCTGCGATAATACTCTTCCAAACTAACGCCTTCCTTCTTTGCTAAACTCTTATGCTTTCGCTCTCGTTCCAAACTACGCAGTTCTGCGAGGTGTTCTGGGGATAAGTGCTTTCGTTCGCCCTTCTTAAAAGGTCGGTTAAGAGTATTTACAGAAACCCTCTGTATCGTTTCATTAACTCCAAACTTCTTGCGTAGATGTGCGGAAGGTTTCTTAATCTTCTTGACTTGAAATAACTTTGGTGCTTTCTTATCTCGTGTAGGGTAATCTTCTGGTTTGCGTTTCAAAACTCGTTTCGCATACAGCATTTTGATAAATCCTGCGTTCTTGCTTCCGCCGTCTCCTCGTCCTTTCCAAGCAGAACTTCGTGAGATAAACTTCCAACTATCCTGCTTCTTATACCCCTTTACAACATCCTTGAACTCTTTGAGGGTATAGTGGTCTTCAAGAGCAGGGTGATGACTATTAGGGGAATCCTCTCGTAATTCAACTTGGATTAGGTCTTTGGACTTGTAAGAAGGTTTGACCTTAACATAGTAATGGCGACCATTGAATTGATATGGGGGATAATAGAACTTATCGCCAGTGCTACCCCAGAAGTTCAACTGCGATAGAGAAGGTAGTTTGTTTGCTACAAGGACTTCGCTGAGTGATTGGTCTCTCGTCGTTGCTGTTTGCTTCTTCTGTGTTTCATACTTCTTCGTTTCCTGCTGATGATGATACTCAAATATCTTATCTCGTAAGTTCTTGGAAGGTTTCTTGACCTTAATCTTTTGAATGTCTCCTGACGCAATAAGACGCTTGATAAATCCTGCGTTCCTGCTTCCTCCTTCTGCGACGGAGAAACCTGAACTCATAGAACTTGACCTACTCTGTCTTCCTTCATCTACAATTGTTCTATCATCATTTTGTATCACTGGTTCAGGAGTCGGTGGTCGCAGTGGCGAATTGGGTCGTGGTTCTTCTACTTGCCGTAGAGGAATGATAATAGGAGGTGGTCGTAAATCCTCTGGGATTCTATTGCGAACTGCCTCTCTTCCTCGTCTTGCTCGTTCTATAATTTGTCGTCGTAGGTCTTCATCTGCTCCACCGCTTACATTATAGAGTTCTGCGAAGTTAGAAAGGATATGACCGCTAATTCCATCAATATACGAATTACCGAGAGAACTCTTCGCAGGAATTACCTGCTTATTGGTGAATAACTTACCTCCAAGATTATAGAGTGCGTCCTTATCAGTATAGAGACGCTTGATATCATTTCCCTGAGAATAGAAAAAATCCTTTGGTTGAAACGCAGGATTGTATTCTACTGCGTTCTTAATGAAAGGATAATCATACTTTAACTGATTATCAATCGCACCGCCAAGCGAATGACCTGAAATGTAATACTCGTAATCCTGTGGAGGATACTGCTTTACAATCTTATCAAATGCTTCCTTATCACGCTTGTATCGGTCGCTATATTTCAGTAGGTTCAGTGGAATACGAGCATCTGCTAATAAATCCTGCTTATCCGTTACTTTTGTTCCACGAACACCTGCTAAAATCGTCTTGTCCTTTAAATACACTTTTAGAGTTGGAGTGGAAGCAATCAAAGTAAATCCATCAAGAGATTGTGGAGGAGTCTCACTATAACTTGCCTGTGCGGTCTTGAAGAAGTCCTTTTCAGGAGGCATACTACCACCAACTCTGCGTCTCATTTGATATATCACAAGATTTTAACTTGCCGTTCCAATTATTTTATCTCGTATTAGTATAAATGGCGGAAGCATACTTCGGTGAAGGCGGTAAGCATCGTCGTTATCATAAGGCATCGCATACTGCGTCAGGTCGTCGTCGTAAGGTTGCGAGTGCCGAAGGTGAGGGATTTTTTGATGATTTCAAGACTGGATTCAAGTCGGTATTTGACCCTATCGGCAAACCTCTGCTAAGTCTCCTGCCTTATGGAAATATCGCAAACGCAGGTCTATCCGCAGTAGGTCTCGGTCGTCCTCGTCGTTCTCACCATTCTCGTCTCGCTCATCACGAACTTGGATTTCAGGGTCTTGGCGATGGAGACCTTGACGATGTTGATTATTTTGAAGGAGGAAGTAGGCACAGAAGGGGTGCGGAAGGCGATGCGATATATCACCACCGAGGTCTTCGTCCTGCGGTAATTGGTGCGGAAGGAGATGCGATGTACCACCACTATGCGATGGGAGACGCTCATACAGGTGGTCGCCGTAAGCATCATATTCTTGGTGCGGAAGGAGACGCTCATACAGGTGGTCGTAAGCATCACCGAAGGGGTGCGGAAGGAGACGCTCATACAGGTGGTCGTAAGCATCGCAAACCCTCTGCTCGTAATCTAATTGTCCGTAAGGTAATGGCGGAGCGTGGTTGTTCTCTACCAGAAGCATCTGCGATTGTTAAGCGTGAAGGACTTTACTAAACTTAAAATCTCGCCTAATCACAAATGGCGTTGCTACGAACGAATGTGCTGTTTCCAACGGATTTTGAGGAAGCATACAATCGTATCCACGCTGGAACGAAACCTCGTTATTCTGGTGGTGTTTCCAAAGGACTTTACATTCCAATCAACGAGGATACACATCGCAAGGAAGTTCAAAAGGAGGAACGCAGTGTAGCAGTCAAGCGTTCTATTGCGTATCCACGCTCTCGTTTGTATCCACAAGTCATCGCACGAGGCGGAGACATTCAATCCCCAGAGGCACGGAAACTCATTCCAAAACTATTGGAGAAACGAGCAGATGATTATCGCAAACTCGCAGGGAAAGAAGTCCCAAGTCGTCAAGGCGTAAGTTCGGTAAGTCCTACCAAGACGCTCTCACTTGAAATTGAACGACTTTTGACGATTATCCTTGATACGATTAGTGCTGGTCTCTTTACAACCGATACAATTGAAGCAGGAAACGATGTTCTACAACTTCTTCTCAAAGATGGAAATAAACTTTCTACGAATCAATTACTCTATCTATTTCGTGATGTAGAGAATGTGCTTGATAATCTTGTTGAAGCAGAAACAGGCAGTTTTAGGGCAGGTATTACTGCGGATACAGAAAAGCAGTATTTTATTTTGCTATCTTTGATGGATACGATTACACGAGTAATGAGAGCATTGCTTTCTCGTTCTAACCTGTCTTCTAATCAGCGTTCTGCGTTCCAGAAGTCTGTAAGATTTCAAGCATCTAAATATTATAAGAAATTAGCAAGGGTAACTCCTGAATTACGACGCATTCATCTTGAAGGAACTGAAAATCTACCTGAAATTGAAGAGTTCAAACCAATCAATCCAATTAACGCTCCTGTGGTTGCGAAGAAGTCTAATGTAAAACGACGGAAACTGCGCTTACCACCTTCAATTTAATTCTAATCAATATATAAATGACTACGAAGGAGTTTCCTCAAAATTATCCTCCTGAGGTTGTGAGATTTATTGAAACTGCCTCCTTCTCAAAGGGATTTGATGTGATGGTCGTCGGTTCAGGGTCTTTACGAGAGATGCGATACTCCGCAGATGTAGATTGCTATGAAAGAACAAAAATAGAGGGTAATTCAAGGGCAGACGCTCTGCGAAATGCGAGTAAACGCTTCAAGCAAATTATAAAGAATCTTTTATCTCTCAAACTGACTTACATTACCGATATCAAAGCAGGAAGTATTGAAGATTGGGTCGTCATTCCAAAAGACGCACATATCAATAAGAAAAAGATATTGGGATATTCGGCAAGTGAAAGCAGAGCGAAAGTAGAACATCTTTATCAGCAAGGAGTTATAACAGAAAACGAGTATACCTCTGCCCTTGAATTGCTCGTTCAAAAACCAACACCAGAACAATTTTTACTTGCGAAGGATAAGTTGCGTTTCAATGTGGTTCGGTGGTCTATTGATGAAATTAAGAAAGGTAAGAAGGAATATAGGGGTCGTAAGATTACTCTTGCGGAAGCACTGGGACAACCTACGATTGCGAAACTGGATGTAATTATTCTCGTAGATAATAACCGATTTATTGAGGCAAGTATGATTTATGAACTGCTCCATAAGAACTCTCACGACCAACTCAACGCATTCGGTCATCCAAACATTCCATATATGTTGCGAGAAGCGATTTTTACTTATTACACATCAGGCAAACCATTCAAGGCATCTAAGCGTCAATTCTCTCTGCTTCGTTTCTTACGCAAAATGAAACCTGCTCTGCCTCTCATTCCTTATTTCAATAGCGATTTGGGACTGCTTTACGGCATCATTAGTGATTTGGATACTCTGGTTCTGCTTGTGGAACATTCCAAGCATCTACCCAAGTCAAGAGTAGAGTTTGAACTCAAACATATTCCTGCGAGACTGGGAGGCATCAGTCATCTCAAAGACCTACTGAAAGATGAGGACAATGTATTCCACGCACTCAAACAAATTGAAGCAGAACCTCGTAATGTAGAAATGATAGACAAGTTAAGCAAGGAACTACAAGTCATCTTAAATAAACACGCCTATGTAGAACTGAAACATTTAGGATTCTATCCACCGAAACCATTTTTCCTGCCGTAAATATTATCGTAAAAATCTAAACAAAAAAATATCGGCATTATACAAATGTCGTTTCTATCATTTCATAAGGGAAGAAATAAGAATGCGTTTCCAATTGCGGTAGTGCGAGGTGGTAAGGCAGATGGAAAACTTTTATATTATCACGAAGATTACAGCGAAGGAGGAGAACTTCCAAATGATATTGAATACCTTGTAGAAGACAAACCTATGCGTAGAGAAGAGTTTGAAAATGATAAGACTCAAATCGTCCGCCTTCCTGCCGATAGTGAGTTTGAGATTTATCCACGCAAAGATAAGAGAGCGTGTTATTATGTATATGCGAAGTCAGGAGCAGGGAAGAGTTCCATTAGTTCTCAAATCGCAGAAAATTATCTTGAAGAATGTGGAGGTAAGATTGGTTTGATTTCAAAGAAAGGACACGACCCTGTATTAGACAAATTACCTTGTAAGCGACTGGATGTTGGAGAACTGATTGAAGACCCCATTACAAATCTAACGGAGATTGCGAACTCTTTGATAATTGCGGATGATGTGGATACATTCAAAGGAGAGGAAGAGAAGGCAGTGTTTCATTTGTTAGATGATATTGTCGCACTGGGACGGCAACCGAATATCTCGTTGATTTTTGCTACGCATAAGAATAGTGATGGTCGTAAGACATCTTTGATTATTAATGAGGCAACGCATTTTGTAATCTTTCCTAAGTATGCGACACCACAGGCACTTGAATATTTGTTAGTAGATAAGTTAGGATTGAAGCAGAATCTTATTAAGAAAATGATTGCGGAAAGTGAGAAGACACATCATAATTGGTATTGTATTCATACAGAAGTCCCTGCGTATTACATCTCTAAGCACGAAGTTCGTATCATTTAAAATCTTGACTATAATCAAATGAGTGGAACGCTAATTACAAACTCTATTTATAATGCTATTCAGGGCATTACAAATAGTTCAGGAGGAGGAACTGGCGGTTCTACTACGACTTCATTGGTAAAGAGTGGAACGATTGCGATTAGTTCGTTCGTTGGAAATACTCAAATCAATCTTACGACACTGCCGACTGGTCTTGCGGAAGGATTGTATTTGGTAGATTTGAACTTGAAGTTATCTGCTGGGACACCAGCAAATCCAGTTGCGACTGGTTATTACATTTATGTAGACCAAACATTCTCTCCCAATACATACTACTATCCAAATCATACTGCTACGCCAATCTATATGACGAACTATCACCAAACAGATTATTTTAGAAATCCGTATGGTAGTGGAAATACCGCAGGAACAACTGGATTTACTGGAAATCCTATTACAACACCGATTATTGCTCTTACAGGCACTACAATTACAAGTGCGACTGGAACTCTGTATTACTCTGTAAATGCGATTGCGTTAATGAATGGAGGTGTATCAGGTGGCGGTGGTTCTGTATCAGGAATTAGTGGTTTGACTGCTGGGTCATCTATTTCTTTGACTGGAACAACGACCGCTCCTACGATTAACAATACTGGTGTAACTTCCAATGTAGCAGGAAGCGGTATTTCAGTAAGTTCAGGAACAGGAGCAGTTACGATTACGAATACTGGCGTAACATCTGCGATTGCTGGAACTGGTATTTCAGTATCAGGAAGCACAGGAGCAGTTACGATTACGAATAGTGGTATACGAGGTATTGTTTCAGGTGGAGCAGGTCTTACTGCTTCAACAACATCAGGAACAACGACGATTACAAATACAGGTGTAACATCTATTACTGCTGGAACTGGTATTTCAGTATCAGGAACAACAGGAGCAATTACAATTTCAGGTTCAGTAGGTAATATTACTGGAACATCTACTCTAAATGGTCTAACAAATACGATTGGTGTTAGCACTACTGGTGGAACGAATACTTTATCGCTTCCAACAAATTACTCAAATCTAAACTCACTTTCATCCAATACTGGAATCTTCAATATCGCAGAGTGTAATACATTTGGTAATATTGGATTATCAACAACAGGAAGTCCAATTCGTCTTGTAAGCGGTGTATTGCTGAACTCTATTGATGGAACTGGTATTAATATTGATTTGGGTTCAGGAAACGATAATACATTGAGAAATCTTCGTCTTGGAACTAACGCAAGTGGTAATAATTATAACTTTACAAATATAAGTAATCTCTCTTCTACAACCTTAAATGTAGATGAAACTTCAACTTTCAGTGGTGATATGACGATGGTAGGAAATAATATTTTATCAGTTCAAAATATAGGTTCTAATGGAGCAAGTACTTCAAGACTAAATCTTATTAATCCTACTCAGTATTTTACAGGTGGGTCAATTACGAATGATGATAGTTTAATGTTTATTTCTAATAACTTGATTCCTGATGTTCCTTCTGCTTGCTTACAATACGACCAACTTAACAATCCTTTTTCGCAAAGTTCAACAATCAATCTTTCTTCTCAATGGGGTAGTAGTCCAATTGTATATACAGATATAACAAACAATTCTTATCGGGTAATCTTAGGACGAAGCGATGGTTCGCAAATATACCTACAAGTCAAGATACAGGGATATTTGACTTTTGATACAAGTGTTACTGGTTCATTAGTTCAAGGATATTTTGTATATCCAACGCTATATGTTGGAACTGGAACTACTTTTCAAAGCATTCAATATAATCCAACGACTCCATACAATATTAATCAATATTCGTGTGTTAATCTTACGCCATCGCAAGTTTCATCAGGAAGCACAACGAATACATATTCGTGTTCGTTTACAATTGAAGATACTTTTAATTCTTATGGTAATTGTTCGTTTATTGGAACAAGTCCAATGAATATTAAACTAAATGTTGCGAATGTAGACCCTTCAACAAACGGAATAATAAAATCTGTTAAACTGAATACTCAATATCAATGGACTACAATACACGCATAAATTAAGAAACAACTTGCTGTGTTTCATTAATTTCAGGAGGTTTCGCAGTGAGTAGATTTGTAAGAGTCCCCTTTAATTGACTTGCTACTTTGACGATATCGGTATAAATAGCAGTTTCAACAAAGATAAGGTCGTCCTTTGGATATTCAAGTTGAATACCCTTGTAAGCATACTCAAATGCTTTGAATAGCATACCCTTATCGCAGAAATGACGAATGAGTAGATATAGAGGTTCAAGACGAGTTGGTCGTGTCTCAAATGATTTTAGTGCGAAGTATTCCATATCTACAAACTTACCGAGACAATAATAACACTTTGCGATATAATACATAGAATACCATCCTTCTTCATCGTCTTTTAGATTTGGACTTGCCTGAATACGCTTTGTATACCACTTGATTGCTTCCTCATAATTTTTAAGATTGATATTGCTTTGACCCAGAAAGAAAAATGTGCGAGGATTGTTTGGTTCATCTTCCAGAGATTTGGTAAGCAGTTTAATATCTCGCTCAAACTTGTCTGCCTTGTATCCTCCATCGTCCTTGTCTTCAATCCAGCAGACCTCCTTATCAATTTTAAGTTTCTTATGGTCTAATGCTCTATACTTTGTCGTTTCGTCCTTGATTAACCACGACTCGTGAGTAATACCGACAGCATTCCAATCTACATCAAGACGCACAAGACGGATATTTGGATACTCGCAATTCTCGTGTTCCTTTACCTGTGTAAGCAAATATCCTTCGTCCTTCTTTGACTTCTCTAACCAATCACGCAGAGAAGTGTCCTTCAATATCATATCAGCATCCAGTAGCAATCCGTAAGTATCTCGCAAGTTCCACTTCAATGCCTTCGCATACTTCCTTGCTTCAATAAACGATAGAGTGCGATTTTTACCAAAATTGACCCAAGTGTTTTGAAATACAATGTGCGTCTTTCCTTGTAGAATATCCTTTACACATTCAATTGTATTATCAGTGCTTCCAGTATCGCAGACGCAGTAGGCATCAACAAGACCTTCTACTGCCTTATAGCACCGCTCAATGTTCTTCCCTTCATTGCGTATCATAGAAATTAGCATAATCTTCATTTTGTATTTACCATAGGAAAAAAGTAAATGAGTTTTTTACGAATGATTGACGACTATGAATATTATTTTC